TCTGCTGGCAGAATATACAGCTCTGGATATGGGCCTGGCGGCGACCAGATGTAAGCGTTTCCCCAGAAGATCAGCCAGTTGACGATCGTCCGTTTCCACAGGAACGGCACCATCCACCGGTTTGGCTGGCGCTCAAGCAGGTATGCGGAGTTGCGCAGCTGGGCATCCGGGAAAACCCTCGAGACCTGGCCCTGGTAGCTGCGGTACACCTGCAGCGGCATCATGGCGATGTCATTGCTGATCGTATTGGTACAGCGGAAAACAGTGGCGACCCGCTTCGCTGTTTCCTCGTTTACGGTTTGCCCGCTGGTGGTTCGCGTGTAGGGCATCCGGTAAATATCAGGATACAATTGGCCCGGGTTCGCCTGGGCAGGGACCGCTGGCGCCGTTGCCTGGCTGGTCAATCGAGAAATTATCATTGCTGGTCTCCCTTACGGGCTGAGCCCAAACCGATCAATACGCCGAAAACGATCATAAAAGCCCCGGCAGTAAACACAGCAGCCACCACGCTCAGCAAGTAGGCGCCGAAAACGATCAACCCGGCCCCGCTTACTATCAAAACGTCATCCAGATGCCTGCTGATAAAACGCCTCATTGGTATGCTCCAAACACCTGGACCAGCGGCCCAGACATAGCCTTCAACCGCTCCACATGGGGCAGCAGGTTTTTGCCGTCCTCTTTCCACGGCCGCAGGTGCATATCCAGCGGATAGTGGAAACAGGGGACATCGTGCGAATAGGGATGGAAATAGACCTGGTCTCCCTGGTAGCAGTCCATCCCGCACAGGATCACTGGATTGCAGCCCAGCCACAGCGCGAACCAGGCCGCGGTATTCGAGGAATAAAACCCGGTCCAGACCTCAACATCAAACACCACATCTGACGTCGGATCTGGGCTCACCCGTACCGCGCCGCCCGGTTTTCGCACCGCATCAAACAGGACCGGATCACTGGCAGGCTGGTCGTTATAGACCATAAAATCCGGATCGCAGAGGTGATAGGCGTGATAGTTGACCGCGATCAAAACGCAGTCTTTGGGCAACCTGGTCATATCCCCCGGCAGGCTGGGCCCGCCGCCCAGGACGGCCGCAGGCCTGCCCGCGCAGCGATCTTTCAGCGCAGACATCTTCAACTTGCCCGGGTGTTTCTGTAGAAACGGGCTCATTGACTCTCGCCTTCCGCTCGTTTTTCGAGCACTACGTTCAAATTCGAATCCCGCCGAAACCGCTGTTCGATAATCCTCCACGGCCGCGGCTGGTAGGTCTGATACCGCCTGCAGTCTGGATCAAAGTGCTCGAACGTGAGCTCATCACAGGGATTGCAGTGGGTTGGATCGTGCAAAAAGCCATCTGATGCGCCATACGGCGTCTCGATGTCGATCCTGGCCCCGACCTTCAGCACCCGCCAGCACTCATCCATAAACTCAAGGAACGGCCGCCGCGTACCGCGCTCGGTCACGGCCACCGGTGGTATGTGCTCGACGATGTGCCAGGCCTTGGCCTCATCCACGGAGCCCGACTCGACCGGCCATGGGTGGACGTTCAGATCGTGAATAATATCCACGCCAGGCAGCTGCTGGATATCGATGCCCACCCAGCCCAGGTCTTTATGATTTCCGCAGGCGATGTCCAGTTTCATCACATCCCCCAGTTATCACTAAGAATAGCTGCGCTCATATCAGGATTGCTGTAAAACCGCGCCCGCGCCATCGCATCCACCCAGGCCGCGGTCAAGTCAATGCGCTTTGTCCTCACCACGCTTTTTCCCTTATGCTCTTTGACAAACTTGATCTGACCATTGCCATTCTTGGCCACCGATGTATTCCCAAAGCACCAGCGCGCGACCGGGTTGGCTTCGTGACTGATCTTCTTTTCCTTGAGCAGCACCTCAACCTGGTTGATCGGATCCGTCAGGCTCATAAACGTCTGCGGGATATCCACACAGGTCAGCCCTGCCTGCTCGATCCGCTGCAGGAGCATGGCTGCAAATGCGCGATCTGAGCAAATCTCGAGCACGTTGTATAGCTTGCTCAGCTCCAGGATCCGCTCCTCGACCTTGGTGTAATCGACCACATCGCCCGGGGTAGCGGTGATCCAGTTGCCGCGGACCCATTGATCATAAGGAACCCGGTCCTTCTGGATCCGGTCTTTCATCCCCTCTTCTGGGATCCAGCATTCCCAGATTGCGCGCCAGTCGCGCTGCTCGCCCTGGGGAGGGAAGAGCAGGCAGATCGCCGTTAGATCTGTGGTGGAAGAGAGGTCCATCCCCATGTAGCAGTCACGGCCAAGCATCTCGGTCCGGTTCCATTCCCCGACCGTAGCGTCGAATAGATCGATCGGCAGCCATCCAGTAAGTTTATAGGTTGGCCACTGGTTGAGCCGCAGCCAGCGGAAGAGCCGCTCCTCAGCTGGTTTCTCTTTTGCTTTGGCTGCAGCCTCACGCACCGACTCGATCTGAATGGTCTCGCCCAGGCTGGGGTTGGCTTTGATCCAGTTCTCCTCTTTGTAGATGTCATCGCCATCATAAGAGTAGATCACTGGGTACCAGGTCGGATCCACTACATCCCCGGCCAGGATCTTGGCCGCATACTCGTGCTGCTCCCAGCAGATCGAGACGCGATCTGGATCGTCGCCTGCTGTGGTGATCACCCACCAGATCGGCTGGGCTCGGGCATCCCCAGCGCCGAAGGTCATCACATCCCAAAGCTCTCGGCCGGGCTGAGCGTGCAGCTCATCGAAGATACATGCGCTAACGTTAAGCCCGTGCTTCGTGAACGCCTCGGCCGAGAGCACCTGGTAGAAGCTGCCTGAGACCGTATCAATAAGCCTTTTGTGGCTCAGCTGCAGCTTCGTCCGCTTTTTGAGGGCAGGGAGCTGATCGATCATATCCACTGCCACGTCAAAAACTATGGAGGCCTGCGATCGGTCGGCCGCGCAGCCATAAACCTCGCCGTTGCGCTCGCCGTCCGCGAATGTGTGAAATAAACCGGCGCCCGCTGCCAGTTCGGACTTCCCGTTTTTCTTGGGGATCTCCAGGTAAACGGTTTTGATCGTCCGTAGGCCGCGGTCGGTGACCGTGCCATAGACGTCCTGGATAATCTGTTTCTGCCAGGGCAGCAGAACGAAAGGCTCTCCCCCGAATTTGCCTTTCGTATGCTTCAGGCTCTCGAAGAATTTCACCGCCCTTTGGGCCCTAGCATCAGAATACATGGCGCACCCCACCACGCACACGATCAACAGCAGGTAGATGACTCGCTTCATTTGGCATCTCCCGCCCCGTTTACATAATTTGAAACATCGTCGAGCAGCATCTCCAGGGGATCCTTCTCGGGCTCTTCCTCTTTCTTGGTTGGCGCAGCGCCAGCCCTGGCCCGCGGCGTCAGATAAAGCCCCTGGCTCAGCTGATAGAGCAGGGCTCTCTTGCGATCCGCGCGACCGTCGAGCTTGACCACCGCCTCAAATGCGTCCAGGGCTTTGCTGGCCAGCGCGATCGCACGATCTTCCCACTTTTCCACTTCCGTCAGGCTGCCCAGCCCCTTCTCGGGCATCTCGACACCCGACTCCGATTGCGCCGTCATCGCCTGTTCTGCCGCTTCTTTCGCCTCGACGATCTTGGACAGCGCCTGGTCATGCTTGACCCCGATCTCCAGCCACATCTTGTAAGTGGTTTTGCGCATCAAGTCGATCTCGCCCAGCTGCTCGACCAGCATGCAGTAGTTGATCAGCAGCTCCTGGTCCAGCCTGGTAACAATCTCCGACTCGAGCTCTGTATACATCCGCATCATCCGGCGCCAGGCCTCGCTGGCCAGATCGTGACCCTTGAGCCGGGCAGGAGCAGCCATCGGCAGCCCGCGTTCAGGCTTCATCGACTCTTCCTGGGCGACTCTGGTGGCTTTTTCGGCTTTGGTGGCGTGCCGAGTGTGTAGTGACTGCGGTTTCCTAGCTGGCATAGCGTTTTAACCGGGATTCTCCACATTGGGAATTTTTTTCGCGTCGCAGGCCCCGCCCGTTCTGAGCTCCCCGCTCAAAACATTTTCGGCCCCCCTCCCCCTGATCTCCTCAAGGGTCTTGCGCGAATGGCAGGGTATACATAGCGATTGAAACGGCCCGCTAAAGAATGCACTTACGTTGCCATGATGTGGCTCGATGTGATCCACATGCCTGGCCTGTACATAGCGCCCATCCTTAAGACACTGCTCACACCAGGGCGATCGTGCCAATACACCAGCGCGTATACCCAACCATCTGGTTGAGTTGTATAAGCGCTTGACCTTTGGATCACGCTCTGCATTCTCAATTGCCCTGGCTATTTGCTGATGCTTCTCGCATCTGCCATGCTTTACTAATGCAGAACAGCCAGGGTATGAGCAGGGCTTGAGAGATGACGTGGGCATCAGCTCACCCCCCGCAGGTTCTTGACCTGGTACTCATACTCAGCATTGGCTACACCGCCAGCGCCATAGGTTGACTGGATGGTTACAACCCTGGTCTCATAGAGATTGCCCTGGTAGATCAGGGTATTGACAGCAGATGACAGCGTGACCTCGATCGTACTGGAGGGAGGAGTGATCGAAGTATCTGCTACCAGAATGGTATTCGTCGCCTGATCTCGCACGCTGTAGCTGATGGCAGATGGGGCAGCCAGCACGCCGTCCTCATCTGTGAACGTGACCGTTATCCGGCAGGTAGATTTCTCGTTTACTGACTGTACAATGGCCATCATTCCTCTGGAGTAAATACAATCGTGTGCTTTTTCAGGGCAAACGTAATCTCGCACTGATCCAGGTCGAAGAGGATCCGGGCGACTTTCGTCGAGCCAGAAAACTGCCCGCCTGCTGCTACTAACAAAAGCGCGCTGAGGGTCACATTTGCAGCGCCGAAATTTACCTGAGCGGTTGAGGCTGCCAGGGTCAAATTCCCCAGGACGATTGACGCCCCACCGCCAATTGGAACTGCCACAATACTCGAAATGCTCAGCCCGGCCAGGGTTTGAGCAGCAGCGCCGCGAACAGGGAGAGCGCCAGCTGCAGCGCTGGTCAATGCGTTCAGGGATCCTGACCCAAAGCCAACAATTGGCAGGGCTCCTGCAGCGCCGATCGCCAGACTGCCCAGCGTGCTGACCAGCTCGCCGATCGTTGGCGCATTTCCCACGATACCGACTGAAGCCGACTGCATGCTGGCCAGCGCGGCGCTCAGCGCCCCGGAGATCGTTACCTGGGCAGCGCCAGAGCCTGTCAAGCTGCTCAGGGATGGGCTCGATGCGCCTTTGACTTCCACCCCGCCCGCGGCTGAGATACTCAGCCCGGCGAAACCCTGGACCAGGCCGCCCACCACGGGCAGGTTACCTGCAGCTGCTATACTGAGCGATGCCAGGGTTTGGGCTGCTGCGCCGCTAATTGGCGTGTAGTTTCCCGCCCCTGTTGCCGAGATCTGCAGGTCGCCAAGAGTCGCTGCGCCAGTCCCTGAGATGTAAATCTGCCCACCCGCTGAGACTACCAGCGCCGCAAGGGTTTGCGCTGCGATACCGCCTGTTGTCGTGGATCCAGCAGCCGCGCCGGTCAGCGCGCTGAGGGTAGCGCTGGCAGCGCCCGAAACAGGCAGGACGCCAGCTGCAGCGCTGGTTAATGCGCCCAGGGTAGCGTTTGCCGCCCCGGTCGTAATCCCGCCGCCGGCAGCGCTCAGGGTAAGCGCGCCCAGGGTGATCGCCGCCGCGCCATGGGTCTGAACCGCCCCAGCGCCGCTGCCCGTCAGCCCATCCAGAGTCGCAGATAGCCCCGCGCTCGAAATGATATAGCTGAGGATAAACGGCCGTTTTTGGATCGGTTGGACCCGAGAGCGGTAAATACCTGGCATTAGAGCTCCGCCACCACCAAGTTACCAGACATCGTCAGGCTGTCCGCCGGGTTGGCCATCAGGCGCACCACAATCGTGGTATTGCCCTGGTTGGCCATCGGCGTTGCTTCTGGGGGAAACCAGATTGCCAGGCCTGAGCGGATGTTGAACGCCCCGGCCCAAAGGTCGACCGCGGTTCCTGCGCTGGCGATTGTCGTATTATTGACCTCAGCGGAAAATCCAGCTGCCGAGTCGCCAGGATCTAACGGTCTGGGTGTTGGCGCAGTTCCGCCCGATCCGCCGGTCGTGTGCCCGCGGATGATCTTGTAGCGCAGCATCTCTTCTGCCGCATCGCCAACATCCGAAGACTGGTCGATCGTCAGGCCCAGCAAAACCACCGGATGATCGTCCGCCGGCGTGATCTCGAAAAAATCCTGGGCAGCTGTCACTGCAACCGCCTCAAAACTGACATTGTAAATTCTTGCCATACATCACCTCGTCAAAAGATGGTTCATCCGGCGCGCCATGTTTGGCATCACCAGGCTGGCCGCCGCCGCGGCCGGCGCCGTGTAATCGATGTGTAGCCTCGGCGGATCCCCGTTCTCGTACGCGCTAAAACGCACCGTACCGGAAACTCGATTGAGCAGGAACGAGAGCGC